CCCACTCGGCCACCCCAACTTGTCCCTATTTGTCCAGGGCCCCCACGGCCACCCGATCCACCGTCCATCGCTGGCCGCTGGCTGCCACCACGACGGCCGACCATGCTCCGCCGTCCTCGGTGATCCGCTGCCAAGCCTTGCGCCAGGTGGAGTTGTCCAGCTTCCCGCGCCTCTCCTCCACCAGGCCCCGCACCTCGGACTGAGTCAGGCCCAGGGTCTCGGCCGTGTCCACGAGCGCCTGTACGGCCCAGTGCTGGACGGTGGCGTGCCTCTCGGCGAAGTCCACCACCCATGCGTCCGGCGCGACGCGCGTCTTGAACGGCGTCGACTTCGCGGCATCGGCTTCGGCCACCTCTTCATGCGTCGTCTCGGCGCTGGCCCACGCCGCGATGAACTCCGCGCTGCCGGGCGCGGCCAGCACGAGCGAAGACAGGCGCTCGCCGTCTTCATCGACGCCCACGTCCACCACTTCGAACGCCAGCTCTACGGGAGCGTGCTCGTCCACGTCTTTCTGCTTCTCGGTGAGTAGGCGCCCGGTCAGTTTTCCACTGGCCGACTCCACCTTGAGTTCGGTGGTCTGCGCACCGTTCAGTACCGACCCCCCACGGGTGGTCCGGCCGTCCTTGCCGGTGTGGTGGATCGACAGGACGCATGCCCCGGTGGCGTGCCTGATGGCGCTGACCGCCTGCACGTAGGTGTTCATCCCGTCGGCACCGTTCTTGTTCTCGTCCAGCCCTGCCGTCACCCTGGACTGAGTGTCGATCACCACCAGCAGCCCCCGGCCGGCTTCGCGCGCCCGGTCGGCCAGCCGCCCACATGCCCTGACGAGCACCGCCCATGCGGTCAGTTCGGTCACCTGTACCGGTCGGGGCAGCGTGAAGACGGCCTGCCGCGCGTCGCGCTCGACGCGCCCGTTGCGCTGCTGCCACGCCTTGACTCGCTTACCGTGCCCGCTGACGCCTTCGGCCACGATGAACACCACGTCGGCGGGGTTCGTCTTGAATCCCTGCCACGGCTCACCCCGGACGACGCGGGCGGCGATGTCGAACACGATGAACGACTTCTTGCTGCCGGGCATCCCGATGACCCAGCTCTCACTGTCGAACTGGAGAAAGCGGTGCACCAGGAAGCGGGGCGGTCGCGCGTTCTCCAGCTGATCGAGGGTGACCATCTCGGCGAGCAGCGCGTCCACGGCGTCGGCCGGCGTGGCGGTGACCGCGGCGGCGAGCGCTTCGGTAGGCGAGGGGATCTCGTGCCAGGGTTCGCGCATCCCGAACTCCAGCCCGCGGCGCGCCTGGTCGGCGACGTAGCGCTCCCCGTGCACGTCGCACATGCCGTTGTCCCTGGCCGCCTGCATCAGCTGCTCGAATGCCCACTCGTACTCCCAGAACACGCCGACTCCGTGGCCGGCCAGCACCCCGAACTCCTGGCTCAGGATGTGGGAGCGCGCGTTGCCCTCCCCGGTGAGTGCGACGAAGCGCCGGTGCTGCTCGCTGAGCAGTGCGAGCGCCGCGCTTCTCGTCTTGTGTCCGCCGTCCGGCCCGAAGTCCCGATCGTCGAGGTCGGACGGGTTGGCGAACAGGATCGACGTCGCGGCGTCAGGGGCGGTGAAGGTCGCGGGCTCGACGCGCGTCAGCTGCTGGCCGGGGCTGGGCTTCGGGCGCTTGCCGGCCTGCTTCGCCTCCATCCGATCGAGCACGACGACGGGCACGGGCGGGAGATTCGGCCAGTCGGGCTCGCCGTCCACCCATTCCCACATCCCCCCGCGCGGATCGATCGAGGGCGGGGCGAACGCGAATCCGCCCTCTCCGCGCACGTCTACTCCGTCGGCGATCGCTCCGTCGTTGTCGACGGTGACGGGCCGGGAGGGGTCGGCCCGGTAGTAGTCGTGACCTCCCCCGCTTCCGGAGCGCACGCGCCACGTGGGGGGCGGGGAGAGCTTCTCCCATTCGAGCGGCCCCTGTTTCCCGTCGGAGATGTCCTGGTCGATCATGACGATGCCGGACTTCCCGCAGTCGATGCACAGGGCGCTGTCGCGCCGAGTGCCGGCCGCCCCCCACCACGAGGCGATGATCGTGGGGTCGGTGGTGCTGGCCTGCTTCCAGGCGGCGATCGGGTAGACCTCTTTCTTCCCGTCGCCGCGGATGCCGATGCGGGTGGGGAAGACGTGCACGCCGGCCGCCGCGTAGCGCAGTGCGGCGGCGAGGATGTCGCTATCGGTCATGTTCTGCTACCTTTGTTCCTGGTGCTGCCCGGCGGTTGCGTCGTCATAGGGTCCCCGGTGATTCGTCACCGGGGATTCGACGTTTCCAGGAGTGCGCGCACCCTGGCCGCGTCCTCGGGTGCGATGCACAGCCACCCGCGCGACGTGAGCGCGGCGGCCTTGCGGTTCTCTCCGGCGCGCATCTTCCCCGCGGTGGCGGCCCCGGTGCGGGGGTGTGAAGTACTCTTCGGTTCCGTCTCGTTCATGCCGATCACCGTATCACGGAACACGGAAACCGAATTCCGTTGATGCCGCATGTCTCGTGATACCGTCGTGACCAGCACCCCCGTCGAGATCGAGGTTCGCCCCTCCCTCTCTCCGGGGGTGCTTTCTTTTGTGCACGCCAGATTGTTGCGCGTTGAGGTTTGGGCGCGTAGCGTGGGCGGCAACAGAGAGCGAGGGGCGATGAGGGACTGGCGCGTGGTGCTCCCGGCGTTCGGCGGGGTGATCATCACCATCGGGGTGGCCGGCTGGTTCGCCGGTGGGTGGCTCGGGCAGCAGGCGAACGAGCTGAGCAAGCCCGACCGCGGGGTGGAGCAGTGTCGGCGGATGTACGTCGGTGGCGGGGCGACGGTGCAGACGCTCGGCGAGCAGCGGGTGGAGTACGCGGCGTCGCGTGACGCTGACATCCGGCTGAACGGGGTGGCGCTGGTGGATCTGGCGCTGCGTATCCAGGAGTTGCCGGGCCTGTCGCCGGACGAGCAGGCGAGCGAGGCTGAGCAGATCGTCCCGGCGATGGATCGTGTGAGCGCGGGCCTCGAGGCGGCGTGCGGGAAGTACGGCTACTGACCGTGCGCCCGCAACGCCAGCTGTGGATCGGGAGCAGGGCGCGGCCGGAATCGCTGCGTCTCGGCAAAGGATGGCAGGTCCGCCTAGCCCTTCGCCCCTGGCGCAGCAAGATCCCCGTCCCGTGGTCGGCGCAGACGATCGGCCGGCGCCCGGCCAGTGAGACGGAAGTCCTGATCGCCCGCGCCCTGCTCCCCGGCTGGCCGGACGACACACACGAAGGCTTCGTGCTGGAGTTCGCGGACGGCCGGACCTGGACCGCGCCGACGGGATACACCCTAGTCACGCAGCGTCTCCGCACTCCGCAACGTGAACGTGAATCGAGAGAGAGATGGTTCGGATGAACGATCAGAAAGAGGTCAACCTAGCGCTGGCCGTCGCCGTCGCGGCGGCGAAGTCGCACAACGGGTGTGCGCCGGAGACGTGCGGTGGGTCGCGCCTCGATCCGTGCGCGCTCGGCAACGCGCTCGACGATCTCACCAGCTACCAGCGCAGTGCCGGGTACATCTCGACGTTGACTGTGGCGTGGGCGCCGGACGGGTGCACGTGCCGCGCGGACGCGCAGGAGAATTGCCACGCGCCGGATTGCCAGGGTGGCAAGAACATCTCGTACTGGGTGCCGCGGACGTGGGCGGACGTGCGCCGCGGGGACGTGGTGCGGATGCCCGGCCAGGAGGCGACGGCTGCCGAGGTGATGGAGCTGGTCACTCTGGAGTGGCACGTCAACGATCGCCCGCCTGCGCAGAATCAGGGTGAGCCCGGTCACGCCTATGCCGAGCGCGTCAAGGCGTTCAACAAGGACGTGCAGTACCGGCCGAACGAGCATGCCGGCGAGTGGGCCGCCCGCCCGGTGACGTTGCGCCCCCTGGCCGCCGACGATCTCGCCACCCGGCACCGCATCCCGAACGTCAACCCCGGCGCGCCGGTGGAGATCCGTTGCACTCAGGTGGAGCTGGACGCGATCGAGCTACTGGGCGGCTGGTCCCAGCGCACGGCCGTTGCCAGCACCCCTGCTTGACACGCAAGAATCTAACGTGCAATAATCAGACGTACAGCAATTCGGATGCAAGGGAATCGAGGGGCGATGAAGATCGAGCAGCGTGGTTTCGGGATCACGGACATCGGCGCGCGGGTGGCGGGCATCGACGTCGAGAACGGCGGACTGCGCATCGCGTTCGTGGCGAACGTCGCGGGCGATGAGGCGCTCACCCCGCCGCTGGACGCGGACGACGTCAAGGCGCTGATCGAGGCGCTCACTGCGGCGCACGGCCTGATGACCGGCGAGCCCACGCGCAAGCTGGCGAGCCTGAAGGACCGGATGGGCGACATGTGGTTCCCGTCGGCCGACGGGGGATGGAACACCGACCCCGGCTCGACCGAGGGGCGCTCGCGCGCGTACGTGGAGAGTGAGTGGGGTCCCGTCGCCGAGGTCTGGCAATAGCACCCGAACCACCCCACCCGATCGCCCTGCACTGGACAGTGCGGGGCGATCGTCGTATAATCTAAAGCGAAGAAATCAAAGAGGGGCGAATCTGACGTGACCATGCGCAACATGCCGGTCCCTCGCGACTATCAAGACGAGGCGATCGACGACACATTCGCGCGCTGGGCTTCCGGCTCGGCGCGCGTTCCCGTCGTGCTGGCTACCGGTTTGGGCAAATCGGTCATTCAGTCACATCTTGCCGATCGGTGGCTCGATGCCAACCCGGGTAGGCGCGTGCTGGTGATCGCGCACACCATCGAGCTGATCGATCAGATGGCCGGGCACATGCGCAAGACCGGCCGGCGTGTCGGCGTGGTGATGGGTACGCGCAACGCGCCCACCTCCGAGATCGTGGTGGCGTCGCGGCAGACTCTCGGCAACGCCAGGCGTCTCGGCCAGCTGCGCAACGTCGGCATGATCCTGATCGACGAGTGCCACATGACGACGCGCGCCGGCACCTACGGTCGGATCCTGGAACACTTCGGCGCGTTCGACGACGCCCCGCGCGTACAGGTGGCCGGCTTCACCGCCACGCTCTCGCGCTCGGACAAGCAGAAACTCAGCGCGGTGTGGGAGGACTGCACGTTCTCGCGTGACATCTCGTTCGGCATCCGGCACGGGTTCCTGATGGACGTGCGCGGGGCGCGCATCGTGGTGGACGAGCTCGACATGCGCAACGTCGCCACCAAGGGCGGGGACTGGGATGCGGCCAGTCTGGGCGAGGAGTTGGAGCGCAGCTTCGCCGTCGAGACGATCGCGAAGCAGTATCTCGATCTCAGCGAGGGGCGCAAGGGGCTGGCGTTCTGGCCGCTCGTGTCGGTCGCGCAGCATGCTGCCGAAGTGTTCAACGATCTCGGCATCCCGTCGGGCGTGGTGTGGGGTGCTCAGGACAAGCGGGAGCGCGCCGCGGTGTTGGCCGCCCATCGCGCCGGTGAGATCTCGTGCGTGCACAACGCGATGGCGCTCACCGTCGGCTACGACGATCCAGGCGTCGACGTGATCCTGATGGGCCGCAACACGAAGTCTCGCGGGCTGTACACGCAGATGGCCGGCCGAGCCCTTCGCCCGCCTGTGGACCCGGAGACCGGGTTCCCGGTGGACACGCGCACGCTCGGACGCCAGGCGCTCATCATCGACGTGACCGGCGCCAGCGAGAGCAACGATCTGGCCCTGTTCATCGACCTGTCGCCGGATCGCCCGGTCGAGGTGTACGACGAGCACCCGGACGCGACGCTCAGCGAGCTGGAGGAACTGCTCGCCGAGCAGATCGAGGATGAGGTGGACCTGCAGCGCGCGGGGGCGTCGTGGGAATTCGAGTCCGACGACTACGCCGGGCCGGTGGCGGCGAAGGTGTTCGATCCGCTGGCGCGTGACAAGGCCTGGTCTCAGACCGATGCCGGCCACTGGTTCGTACGGTCGTCTCGCGTCGGCAAGGGTGACTCGTTCGTGTTCCTCATCCCGTCGATCGCCGGACCGGAAGGCACCTGGGACGTGGCCGGCTGCTCACGCAACACCGGCTATGACCCGATGGTGGATCCGGCGCCGGAATGGGCGACGGGCACGGCATGGGTCGGGCTCACGCTGGAACAGGCGATGCTGCACTCCGAGGGCATCGCCGGGTCGGCGTACAACGCGCGCAAGAACTCGTGGTCGGGGCGCGCGCCGGGCAAGCACCTGAAGATCGCGGCGTGGCGCGCGGGCGTGGAGGTGGGCGCGCGCACACACGGGGAGCTTCAGGAGGCGGTTGACCAGGCGGTGGCGTCGGCCAGGATCGACGCGCTGGTTGCGCGCGTGCGATCTAGCGTGCAATAATCTAGACGCAACTAATCAGACGACAGGGAGCGCGCCATCATGATTGTCGAGAACATCATCACCGACCCGGTGCCGGTGAAGCAGAAACCACGCCAGGGTGCCGGCCGGCCGAAGGCTCCGAATCCGTTTCTCGCCGACGTGCGCACGATCGCGGGGAAGCTGAACGAGCGGACCGGCCAGGCGATGGCCGTGCGCGAGACGTTCATGCTGGACGCCAAACACGGCGAGACCATCGCGCAGCGCCGGGGCCGGACTCGGCGCCAGCTGACCGACGCCGGGAAGATCGTCGCCGCCGAGCACGGCCGCGACGAGCCGTACCTGATCGGGATGGACATCAGCGACACGCACACCGCGCCCCCCGGCTGCGAGCCGGTCTACGCGCTGACGTTCTGGGACCGTGAGGTCAAGGCGTGAGCGCCCGCCGGGAGCGCTTCAAGCGCTCGCTGCTCAGCCTCGCTCAGGCGGTGGTGAGGCGCGCGTTCACCGCCCTGTTCCGGGGCTGGACGCTCATGCTGGCCGTCGGGGTGGCGCATCACGACTGGACCGCACGCATCCCCCTGATGGGGTATTGGACCGCGGTCCTGCTGACCGCCCTGTTTCCCATCGCCGCATCCACCATGACCACCAAGAGGGGCGAATCGTGAGCAAGATCGAGGACCGCACCCAGCGCGCGCGAGAGGCGTACTGGGATGCGTGTGGTGTTCGCGAGTCCGCACTGACGGCGGCCATCGAGGCGGCGACGCGCGTGCAGATCACGCCGGAGGCGATCGAGGCGGGACGCATCGCCGGAGACTTCGAGCTGAATGAGCTGGTCCAGATCAATAAAGCGCTGGCCGCCGCCCTGGCCGCGCTCGGTTTCGAGGTGGAGCAGTGACCTCGATGTTGTTCGCGTCGCCGTCCGATCTGGGCGGCGACGCCGCGCCAGCTGGCAAGCAGTTCGGGGAGCGGTATCGCGGGCGGTACCACATGCCGTTGCTGCCCGGAGAGGACGGCACACAAGCGGGCGGTGACTACGTCCCCGGTGGGGTGATGTCGGCGACGAACCTGGCTGGCTCGATCGTGGACTCGCGAGCGCTGAGCGTGTGGGAGCGCGAGCGCGGCCAGCTCGGGATGGCGCTGCGGCCGGAACTGTTCGAACAGCTCGTGTTCGCCGTCAACTCGGCGCGCGTCGCCGGGGTGGGGATCGAGAAGCTGTCGGCCAGCACGGGCGGCAAGGCGCTGGCGAAGGATCTGGCGTCGATCCACGACGACGCGAAGACCGCGGCCGGGGGCAACTCGGCGGGCATCATGGGCACCAACCGGCACGACGTGTGGGAGGCGCGCGCTAAGACCGGCCTGCTTCTCGGCACCCCGCAGATCAACCGGGAGATCGAGGCCCTGGAAACGCTGCTCGATCAGCACGGCCTGGAACGCGTGCCCGGACTGCAGGAACGCGTCGTGCGCAACCTGGACCTGAATGCGGGCGGACGGCTCGACGATGTGCTGTTGTCGCGTAGGGCCGGGCGCCTGTACCTGGCCGACCTGAAGACCAAACGCGGCCGGTTCTACGGGTGGCTGGAGGCGTGGATTCAGCAGGCGGTGTACGCCGGCGCCGAATGGATGCTGAGCGAGGATCACACGTCATACGTCCCCGGACCGCGCCATCACGTGGATCAGGAGTCGGCGATCCTGCTGCGCATGCCGAGTGACGGGGCCGCGCCGTTCCTGCAGCGCGTGGATCTCCCGATCGCCACCCGCTGGGCGCGCCTCGCCCGCGATGTGGCCGACGCCCGGAGTGAGGCGTCGAGTGTGAAGCTCGATCCGCTGACCGAATGGAGTGAGGAACTGTGAACGATGCCGAGTACTACGCGAGCGCCCTGGAGCGCGTGAAGGTGGCGCGCGAGCTGTGCACTGAGCTGATGCGCACATGCCCGGCAAACGGGCGCAGACCTGACGCGCTACGCGCGAACGTCGGCGTTCGCGCCGCACTGCGCGCCGCGTGCGAGATCATCGAGCACAACCCACCGAAGGACTGGACCAGCGACTTTCTCCAGGGCCACTGGTCCGGCATGATCGAGGCGGGAATGCGGATCATCTCCGCCGTCGAGACGGAGATGTACGACCCGCGCGAGCACCCGGAGCGCTACGAGGTCAGGGCGCGCGGGGTTGACAATCAATCAGGCGGCGACTAATCTAAGACACAGATTCGCCGGTCGGGGATCCACGGGAAGGGCACTCCGACCGGCGAATGAATTGCCCCGTAGCTCACGGAGAGCAGCGACAGGATCCGGACGGCGCAAGCCGCCTGATCGATCGGACCGGGTTCGATTCCCGGCGGGGCACGAGGGGCGGGGTTCCGGGTTCTACCCCCCACCCAAAATGTACGAACCCGGGTTGGTACCAACTGAATCATCAAGGCGCAGAGCGCACAGATCGCAGAGAGCAGGCACAGCATGACTCAGCCCGGCATCGTGAACGACCCGTGGGCCGCGGCCAGCGCCACCCCCCCGCCCGCGGCTCCTGTTCAGCCGACCTATCCGGCGCCCACCGACGGTCAGGCCAACCCGCTGCCGTTCAACACGGCGAACCTGTTCGGCAACCCGTCCGAGCTGGGCGGTGGTGGATCGTTCACCCCGACCCCGCCGATGGAGTTCCTGGTGGGGCGCACGCTGGTCTACATCCCGCGCACGTTCGACCCGGCGGCGAAGAACCCGTTCGCCACGGACGCGAGCAACATGACGCGCCCGCAGTGGACCGCGGACATGTACGTCATCGACGGCGGTGAGCTGCGGTTCTTCTACGACCAGAAAGCCGACGCGAACGCCATCCCCCCGCGCCAGGCCGCGACTGTCGAGCAGGTGCACGAGAACTGCACCCCGCAGACCCCGTACGTGGTGACCAACTCCTGGGTGTCCCAGGCGGCGTTCGTCCCGAAGCTCACCAAGGTCAGCGACCGGCGCCAGTTCCTCGTGTGCACGCCTGTGCGCGGTGCGCAGAAGAGCCAGCGTGACGCCGGCATGACCGACGAGTCGGTGCGCCAGGCGCACTCGGCGTGGGTGGCGCGCAACAAGCAGGGCAACGAGCCGCGTTTCGTGTGGCTGCCCGCCGATGTCGCACCGGACGCCATGGCGTCGGTGATGGCGTGGTGGGAGGCGCACAAGGACTCGATCAAGATCTGATCGGGCGCAGTTTCCAACCTGTGCAAGGGTTCGGATAGCAGGATGAAAGGCGCGCGAGCCGGGCAGCTCGCGCGCCTTTCGCATTCACGAGACAATGAGAGAGGGGCGAGAATGAGCGAGGGAAGCGAAGAGTTCGCGCGCATGTTGCGCAACAGCATGCGCGGGCTGTGTCCGTGTGGGCGGCGTGGGCCGACATCGCGAGTCGGCGGGCACTGTTGCAGGGAGTGCCGCGGCATCAGCGAGGCGCACGGCAAGACGTGCGAGAAGCGCAACCCGGAGAGGGTGATCGCGGCATGAAACCGAATGACTGGCACAAGTCGTCGTTCAGCAACGGCAACGGCGGGAACAACTGCGTCGAGATCTACACGTCTCCGCTCGATGGGGCAGTGGTGGTGCGAGACTCGAAACACGCGCCGATCGGCGCATACCTGACGTTCACCCGTGACGAATGGGTGGCGTTCGTGCAGGGCGTCAAGGCGGGAGAGTTCGATGGCGAGTGAACCGACGGGCAGCGAGCTGCGATCGGGAGATCTGCTGTTCTGCGGGATCGGCGGGTTCGTGCCGGGTCTCGTGCCGGTGGGGGTCGGCCAGCTGGCGCTGTTCCTGACGCGCCGGTGGTGGCGCCTGGTGTTCAGCGTGCGTCAGTGGTTCCGCAGGCGGCATGTGGCGGTGGTGGAGACCCACCTCGCGCCCGTGCCGCACCTGATCCAGGCCATGCCGCGCGGGGCGGAGCGCGTCCCACTCGATCCGGCGAAGCACCTCACGTCCGGGTGCGTGTACGTACGCCCGGACTACGCGCTCTCCCCGAGCGATGGCGGGCTTGTCGCGTATTGTGCGCGTCAGTACGTCGGGGTGCCGTACGGGTTCCTGACGTACCTGAAGCTGGCGGCCGGCGCGTTCAGGATGCGGCTCACGGAGGCGTGGTTGCGGAAAGCGCTTTCCACCCGTGAGGACATGATCTGCAGCCAGCTGGCCGATCAGGCGCTGGCCGACGCCGGGCATCATGTGTTCGACGACGGGCGTCTCCCGCAAGACGTGGTGCCGGCCGAACTGTTCGACGCCGTGATGTCTCAGCCCGGGTGGTTCATGATCCCTGGGCACTCGGTAGTCGGCCAGTGGACGCGCACCGATCGCGCCACGTCGGTCTTCGCCCGGAAGTAATTGTTGCGCGCTGGATTTTCGTGTGCTAGATTATTGGCATGACGACGAACACGGGAATCCTGAACCGCGAGATCTTCACCACCAAGAACGGCCACACTGTCGAGCTGCGCACGCTGAGCACGGGATGGGTCAAGATCATCTCCGAGAAGTTCGTCAACAGCTACGAGAACGCGGATCACGGCCGGCACGTCGCCAACATCGTTTTCATGTGGCGGTCGCTCGGGTGCTACGCGTGCGCGCTCGACAAGGTCGGTCGCCGCTACCCGGACTCCTGCCCGCACGAGTGCGGCAAGTGAACGAGCACGGATTCGACAAGCACCAACCGTCCGGGGTGGGCGGTTGGTGCTTTCTGTGTTCGCTGCTCTCGCGCAAGCAGTGGGAGGCGTGGAAGTACGAGCACGGGATCGCCGGCGGCTCCCCGTTCGTTCAGGAGCGCATCGCGCGCGGGATGCTGTACGACCACGAACAGGCGTTGATCGAGCACGAGTCCAGGAAGAGTCACGGCTACTTCAAGTAATTGTTGCGCGCTGGATTTTCGTGTGCTAGATTTGGTTCAACAGAGAGCGAGGGGCGAATATGGGTTTGCAGACGAAGAGGTTCAACACGGGCGCGGGCGTGGTGTTCGCGGCGCTGGGTGGCCTGATGGTGTGGGCTGGCACGTGCGCCGCGATCTACGCGAGCGTGACCCCGTGAGCGGGCGCGACGATCGCGGCGCGCCGCGCACGGCCAGAGCGAAGCTGGTCATCCAGGAGGCCGGCCCGAAGCCGAAGAACAGGGACTGCCTGTTCGAGCAGGCTGACGGGACGGTGGACTGGCCGAACAGGGAGCGGGACTTCCCGATCCGGCGAAAGGGTGACCGATGACCCGCGACGATCGTCAGGACATCAACGCGCGTCGCGCGGGCAGTGATCTTCCCCCGCGCGGCAAGGGCATCAGACGCGAGGTGCTGCGACAGGAGGACCTGTCGGCCAGAGACGGCGGCAAGGTCAAGCCGCTGCCGAAGGAGCGTCCGAAGGGCTACAAGGGTGAGCACCGTGCGTGACCCGTGGGGCGTGCGGGATGCAGCCTGGCAGCTTCGGGCGCGCGCCTACTCCGCACAGCTTGAGCGTCAACGGCTGGCCGAGAAGATCGCGCGTGGTGTCGAGCGCACGAGCGCGCCGCGCGTCCCGCTCACGATGGACGCGCTCATCGACGCGATCGGCAAGCGTGTCGATGGCGGGTGCGGGTGGGACCTGCTCAAGCGCCAGCTGTACGCCGAGCATCTGGTTCAGCCGTGGTGCTCGTGCGAGCCGGAGCGCGGCGACGTGAGCGAGGGGTGGGAACTCTGCCCGCATGCGAAGGATGAAGGATTCTGACGCTTGCTAATCTGGCGTCGATGAATTAGGGTATGGGTGTGAGCGCGACACGGGCTCACACCCATACTTCGTTTGAGGGGCGAACCGATGATCGAGATCGACAATACGAGGGTGCGCGGCGGGCGGGCCTCCGGCCTGGCGCTGCTACTGACCCTGCTGCTGGTGAACGCCGCGGCGATCTGGGGCCAGGCGGGATGGGCGCTGTCGAACGTCGCGCCGAGCATCATCCCGGCCAGCTGGGCGCACGCGCACGTGCTGGCCGTCGTGCTGGCGTGCGGGTTCGCGATGGCGATCGAGGGTGTGGGCGTGTTCCTGGCGCTCAGCGCCGACGAGTCGGACGAGGCCGGCCTCCCCGCTGGTGGGGTGCGTCTCGCGTCGTACGCATGGGGGCTGTTCGTCAGCGGTGGGCTGAACCTGTCGCACTGGGGTATCGGCGCGGCCGGCATCGCGTTCGCGTCGCTGTCGGCTATCTCGCCGCTGCTATGGGGGGTGCGCGCCCGGATCCGGCGCGGGCGCTCGATCGCGCCGTCGCGCCGGTTCTGGCACCCGATCCGCTCGATCGCCCTGATCCGCGAGATGGCGTGGGAGGGCATCACCACCGAAGAGCAGGGCATCGCGCTGCTGGCGCGCCGGAGCGCACCTGAGCCGATCATCGCCGAAGCTGAGATCGAGCAGCCCCCCGCGCCCGCGCCCGTCGAGGCGCCCGTGCCCACACCCGCAGTCGAGCGAGCGTCGCGCTCGTCTCGCCCGCCCGCGGCTGACGGGGCTCGGCTGACCGCGGTGCGCGCCCTGCTGGCCGGCGCCACACCGAAGACGGCCGCCATCGAGTCCGGGCTGAGCGTGCAGAACGTGCGCAAGTACGGCCAGGCCGTGCGCGCGCTGCGTGAGGGGCTGGCCGTCGAGGTGGCGCTCAGCGCCGGTGTCGTCGACATGATCCGCGACGAGGTCCGCCGGAGCGTGATCTGATGCTACTGAACTTCCTGGCCGAACTCGGCATGCGCCCGTGCGGTGCGTGCCGGGCGCTGGTGACCACGTGCCCGCACTGGAAACCCGGCATCGTCACCGGGCGCACGCGTGTACGCACGCCCTCGCAGCGCACGCGATCCCCGCTGGAGAGCGCGGTGGGGATGGCCGCGCTGTGGCAGTCCACGGAGCCGCGCCGGATCCTGGCGCTGGCGTACGGCGCGGCCGACGGGATCGCGGACGTGGGCAACGCGCACAACGCGCGTCAGGCCGCGCGGCGCATGGGCGTACGCGGCCTGCTCGTGCAGGCGGCCGCGCGCTCGACGCGCTACGCGATCACGGACGACGGGCGACGCACGTACGAGCGCATCCTGGAGATGGACGCCGGCCGGTTCTGACGGTGTCTGCCCAGGTCAGACCCCCTGCCAGAAAAAAGTTGCGCCAGATTGTTGCGCCCCGGATTGCTGCGTGCTAGATTTATCCCATCAGCAAGGCAGCGACAACGAGGGGCGGACGACATGGCGAGCATCGAGCAGATCGCGGCGGACATCAAGAACACCTACGAGCGGATCGCGACGGGCGGCGAGTGGCTGAAGATGACCGAGGTCGCCGGGAACATGGGCCTGGACGTGAGCGTCGACGAATTCGCTCAGGCGGTCCGGCACCTGGTGATCAACGACCCGAAGACCGAGGTCCAGCCGGAGATCAACCAGAAGGTCCTCACTCAGATGGACCGGCTCTACCGGGTGACCTGGATGGGCGAGAAGAACGACCTGATCGCCTGGATCTGAGCAGGCCAGGGAGGGGGTAGGGGCCGAGAGGCCCCCTTCTTCATCGCCAGATTTTGTAACGTTTCAATCGCCACCCCTGATTGTTGCATCTGAACACAGCTCAGCCCCGGCACCAGGGAGACCATGCCGGGGCTGAGTGCTGTGCGCGCGTCAGCGCTTCGGGAAGATCCCACCACGCGCGTCGACGTGCTCGCGCACGGCCTCGATCGTGGACGCGGCCACGTAGTCCGGGCGCGAGCGCGCGGCGCGGCCGGCGAACCACGCGCCCGCGCTCACGAGCAGCGGGAGCGCGACGATGCGCACGCCCTCCGGCAGCGCGTTCACGAACTCCAGCCCGCGCGTCTCGATCAGCGACACCGCGGCCAGCGAGCCGACGAACGTGGCCAGCGACGCGATCCGCACTTTCCACTCGGTCTTGCTCGGCTTCTCGATCACTTCGTCACTCCCAGGAACGTCAGCAGCCCGACGAACGCCGTGGCCACGGTGCAGATCAGGACGATCACGGACTTCGGCATCTTGTCGCGCTCGATCGCGCGTATGCGCGCCTCGAAGTCCGCGCGCACCTGCGCGATCTCCGCGCTCAGGCGCGCGACCTCACCGGGCACGGTGGCGAGCACGCGAATCTCCCGCTTGTGCTCCGTCACGTCCTCTTTGATGTAGGCCATATCGGACAAGACTGTACCAATCTTGGCGGAGAGGTCACCCAGCATCCGGTGAATCTCGGCCAGCATGGCACCCGCGCCTTCGTTGGGGTAGGGGGCTGTCACGATGTGCTCACTCGCCGGTGCCCTCACGCAGCACTGCGCGCAACGCCTCGATCAGCTCCGCCACCGTCGGCGCCCCGCCGGCCGGCCGCGCGGCGATCTCGGCCAGCACCGCGCCGAACTGGGCGAGCGTCGCCTCGAGCGCGACCGCGCGCGCGTTCACGTCCGCGATCGCGCCCTCGATGCGGGTCGCCTGGCCGCGCGAGTCGGAGTACTTCAGGTAGGTCCCGGCGGGCAGCAGGCGCGCCGGATCGGTGGGCGCGTACGGGTCCTGGAGCTTCTTCGCCCATACGGCATCGGCGATGTCCTGGATCTCGGCGCTGGTCAGTGGCATGTCTTTCTCCGGAGTCTCGATGGCGCCGATGTGTTCGAACCAACGGCGGAACAGGCTGGTCTTGTCGCGCGTCTCGCTGTCGCGATACCAGGAGACATGCGTGTGCGTGCGGTGTGACGAGTCGCCGGAGCTGCGGATGCCGAGATCGTCCCAGCGTTTGACCGTCTCCCCGTCGAGCGAGTAGATGATCTCGCGAATGTCGCGCGTGTCGGGCGCGCCCGCGCGGCACTCCGCGACCGCCCACGCGTTGAAGTCGCGCAGCGTGTGCGCGACGCCCTTGACGACGATCTTGAAGTAGCCGATATCCAGTCCGCTCGCGGCGTTGCTCAGGCCGTTGCGGTCGCGCGAAGACTCATCCACGCTGTATGCGTCGGCGCGCACGGCATCCTTGCCCAGGTGATAGGACGTGCCGGAGTTCGCGTGCGAGTCGTCACCGACGATGCCCAACTCAACGGCGGACAATTGCGGCACGTGCACCTGAATCAATTTGCGTACGGCCAGAATGGTTGGCGGTGCGAAAGACATGAGTCCCCCTCTCGCTTCGAGGTTATCACCGGCCAGAGAGGGCGCGGCGCGATGCAAATGCCCCCCTTCCCCAAAGGGGGGCATTTGCATTAAAGAATGGTCAGATCGGCGGGGGAAGGATCTGCCGATCCTCGGTCACTGAGATCGTCGTGTCCATGTCTTCGGCAACGTCGAGCGATGCGAAAGACCGGGCCATGAAATCCGAACCCTTGATGCGTTCGGCCAGATCCTCGATCTCGGCATCAGTGATGGGGTCGGCGCTCCCGCTCCCCCCGGATACCGAAGCGCGCCCCGTGAGGACGAAGGTCCCGTATCCGTGACCACCCCCCGGATTCAGGACGTCGGAAAAGGTGAACTGCATGTCGCCCGTCTTGTTCGCCATTCTCTTCTCCTATGTGATTTTGCGAATGTTGATGTGGCTGTCCGGCTGGATCGTCGTCGCGTTCGCGTTGGTGACGATCTGTGCCCAGTTCAGTGACATCGTCCCGGCGACGGTGACCACCACGTTACGGGAGATCTCTCGTACCACGTTCCGAACGCTCGACGCCTGTAGCGTGTTGTACAGGGCATCCTGGCTGTCGAGCGTCCAGGACGCCATCGCAGTGACGGTCTGAACGCGGGGGTCTCCCGCCGTGGTCGCAGCGATGTAGCCACCGCCGTAACAGCCGCGTGACGACGACCCGTTCCACGTTCCCGTGAAAGCCCACCGGGTCTTGAGCCCCTGCTGGCCGTTCGCGGTGATCGTGTAGAAGATGACCGCCTCGATCTCATAGGTCCCGACGGCCAGCGCGATCCCCGCCAGGTCCGGATCGGCGGTCAGGGTGTTGTTCGTGCGCGCCGTTGAGCCGGTCTTCATCGTCGTCGTCGGCATGAAGTCGTAGATGTTGGCGTTCATCAGGTTCGCCGTTAGGCGCTGGCCGGTCGCGAACTGGATTGCCACGAGCTATCTCCCCACGTAGAACGGGCGCGCCAGACGTACGCCGGCCCCGCTGTCATGCGATTTCACCACACCGTTCACCGACCGCGTCAACGTCGCCGTCTGCGGCGACGTGGTGCCGGTGATCGCCGTCACCGAGATCACCTCGCCGCCGATCACCACGTCGAACGGGAAGTCGTTCGGGTACGTCGCCGAGTCCACCCACCGCGCGCTCCCCGTCGGCGTCACGAACGACACCGACGCCGTGGTGGTGGTCAGCGCCCCGCCGATCGTGTGGTCCACAGCGTCCAGCCGCGGCACGAACACGTCCGACCCCACCACGGGCACCGCCTGATACGGGCCGGCCGGCGTGCAGTTGTAGTCGATCTCCCACAGGAAGTGCGACAGCTGCTCGGTGTAACCCTGGACCAGCTGCGGAACGTCGTCCGGCGGCATCCACGCCGGGAGGTCCGTCAGCGTGATCGTGTCACCCAATCGCGCGCCCACGGTCGCGGCGTACAGCGCGTCATCGGCCAGCAGGCGCGCGCGATGAAGAGCCACCCGCACGCCGGGGTAGCGGTCCTGATCCCACGAACCGGTCAGCGCGGCCCATCCCGCGATCGACGGGAGTTGCTCGTCACTGGCCGCGTTGCGCGTCACGTCGGTCTCGTACCGGCCGACGCCGGTGGGCGGATCGTAGATCGACGTGTACCCCTCGGTGACGATGGCGCGTACGGCGCTGCCGCCGGTGCGGGTCACGGTCACATCGTTAGTGAAACCCTGATCATCGTCGGTCGGGCGCGGGACGTCGGCCAGGTCGTGCAGCGCGTGGCTGAGCACCACGTCCTGACGCGACTCCATGTCGGCGCGCGTGCGGTACTCGAGCGCGAGCACATCACGCGCCTCCCCTCCGATACCGCCGTCCACCTCCCAGCATTCGGCCACCAGGTCGGGGAACGTCTTGATCGTCTGGTAGCCCATCGCTTCGGTGTCGTCGAGCAGGCCCGTGATCTCCATCGCGACGCCCTCTTCGTCGGACAGCCGGCTCAGGCGCGCGCCCGCGGTCTCCCCGCGGTAGGCGTTGGACGCGTCGCGGAATGTCGGGTTAGACAGGTCGAACGTCGAGAACTGCGTGACGAACACGTCACTGATGTTCATGTTCTCGTACACGCTGTCGTTCGCCGCGGTCAGCCGCACCTGGAACGGCGGCGGGAGCGCCAGGCCGGCGATCGTCGTGGGTCCGACGCCACCACCGAACGTGCCGATCGTGTCCCATCGCTGGGTATAGAAGAAATCAACCCCGTCGTCCTCGAGAAGCAGCTGATACCCGACCCACCCGCTGGCCGGGTTGATCAGACTGATCGCCGTGGACTGGCTCGCGATCTGCACCCCAAGCAGGTCATAGATCCCCAGTTCCCACGTGGTGGCGGACAGGGCGATGTCGATGCGCGAGGGGCTGCCGAAGAAGTCGACGGTTGCGAACGTCTTGCTGCTGGCCGGGAGCGATTCGACCTTGATGTAGAACGTGATCGAGTACGTGTAGGGCGCGATCTGCTCTTTCAGGTCGAGCGGCCCGTAGAACCTGCTCGCGGACGAGTTGAACGACATTGACGACTTGGCGCCGGGGGGCGCTTCGGCCGCGCCGAATGTCACGTCGATGACCCGGCCCGGCTTGATGACGGCCAGCGGGTTGACGCCCGGCGCCAGGTTGGCCGCGCTGGTCGCCTGGGATTCGTCCTCCAGCGGCCACCACCCGAACGTTCCGTCCGTGAGCCGCTTGAAGTTGCGCGTCATCGCCGAGTCCAGCGGCTTCGCGCCCTGGCTCAGGCGTCGCAGCATGCCGGCGGCCTGAGCGGGTACGGTCACGTCGGTGCTGGACCGATCCCATTCCTTCGGCAGCGACGCCAACTCACCCCAGAACCTGACACGATCTGACGTGACCCGCGCCCCGCCCGTCCCGTCCATCGTCCACGTGTTCGGCGATGCCAGCCCGTCACTCCAGCTCAGCGCGCCCAGCGCCTGGACGCCGGGATCGAAGTCGGCCACCAGCGTGCCCGCGATGCCGTTGTACACCTGAGCGCGGTACACCTTTCCACCGAACCCGGTGTAGCCGGTGAACACGGCCTGGATCGCCGCGCCGCGGCCGATGGCCAGCGCGCCGGCGCCGGAGAAGATCGAGGTGGTGCCGGACGTTGTCACCGTCGGGGAGCCGAGCGCGGACCAGGTGCCGGTCACTGAGTCACTGGTGTAGAACGCCGCGGTCCACCCGCCGACGCCGTTGTTCACGTCGAGGGTGGCTCGCACGGCCAGGCGCCCGCCCGTGGGGATCGGCACCGCCGAAGAGAATGCGGTGGTCAGCGTGCCCGACGTGCCGGAGGTGGACCACGTGAGCGCGATGATCCCGCCGGACGAGATCCGCAACGCCCACGATCGTTGATCGCCGAGCGTGGCGTACTTGCTGATCAGGATCATCCCGGTACTGGAGCGCCACGAATGCGGCCAGATGTCCATGCGGATGTCGATGTCGCCGGTGATGTCGAGGCTCGCCTTATCGGCGGTCTGCGGTCCGACGATGGCGGTCAGGTCGTTGTACAGCGTGCGCAGATGGTTGCCGCCGGAGCCGGCGCGCATGCGCACTTGAGTGTTCTTGCCGATCTTGCGGTAGTTCACCGACGACGGGAGGCGGGTCGAGAAGTAGCCGTCGGCGTTGTCGAACGTCAGGTTCGCGCGCTGGCTGGCCGTGCGTGCCTGCTCGTCCGCGCGCCCGCGCGTGATGCTGATTCTGGAGTCGTCGCGCACGCGCGTGGACACGTCGGTCCACGTCCCGTCGATCAGGACTTCTACGATCGGGTTGTCGTCGTCGCCGTACAGATTCGCCACGTCGCCCAGTCTCCCCTATCCCACACCGAGCACGGTCTGGACGTTGCCACCTTCGCTGCGGATCTCGGCGCGCAGCGATTCCATGATCGCCCGCACGATCCGGCTCGCAGACGACGGATCGAACCGGATCAGGGTTTCGACGGGTCCCTGTTTGCCGTGATACGACTCGGTCATCTTGCGCCGGGTGTCCGGGTTGGAACTGACCTGGGTTCCGGCGGGCAGCTTCACCAGCTCCGGCCCGGACTCACCGACCATCGTCATGCCGCTGGACATCGACCCGTTGGCCGCACCCGCGATGCCGCCGTGTGCGAGACCGGCGTACCCGCTCCCGCCGATGGTGTTCTGGCCCTTGTGCTCGACGATGTACGTCTGCTTGAAGGTGCCCTCCCAATTGTTCGCCGAGCGCTTCGCCGCCTTCAGCGCGCCCTCCAGGGCGTTCATCTGGGTCTTGGTGAGCCTGGCCTCCCGCCACACCTTGCGCATGGCGGGCGTGACCACGTCGAGACCGTCCTTGGCCGCCGCCGCCGCCGCGCCGGACATGTTGGTCGCAGCCTTGCCCAGCTTGACGAGCGCTTCCTTCGCCTCATCACTCTTCGGCCCGTGCTTGTCCAGGGCCTTGTTGTAATCGGACTGAGCTTTGGTCACGTCCTGCTGGGCGGTGATCAGCGCGAACAGCGGATCGGTCTGCTTTTTCATCTCGTCAGAGAGCGCGGCCATCCATTCGATCTGGGATTGGATGGAGCCGGTCGTCGTCTCGATCTTGCCGGTCAGGCCCTCCTGGGCGTCGGCCGTCTCGGAGCTGGCCGTCGCGCCGATGCCGAGCGACGCGGCCCATTCGTCGAGCCAGTTGATTCCCGCGCCGATCGCGTCACCCATCGGCCGGAACATCTCGATCACGAACGCCGACACCTCGAGGAACACGCTGATCATGCCGATCACCGTGGTCAGCGCTTCGGTCAGGAAGTCGAGGGCGCTCGCCCACGAGGCACTGTCATCGGACGCGCGACTGAGCAGGTCGGCCAGCTCCGCACCCACCTCGGCGAACATGTCACCGAACGCCTCGATCACCGGGCCGGCTCCGCCGATGGCGTCGCTGATCCCGTAGACCAGCGCGTCCACCCCATCGAGCACCCCGTCGAGCAGCGGGTCGAGCAGGCCCGCACTGTTGTTGAAGATGCTCTTGATCTCTGGCAGTAGGCCCTTCCAGCGCGTGGCCACGCTGTCGATGGCACCGACTGCCGCGGGGACGAACGATGTCGTCGCGTTCTTCAGGTCCTCTTTGATCAGGTTGCCGAGCGCCGCGCCCGCGCCCTTGACCTGCGGGTGCTGCACCGCCGCGGTGAACCCGCCGACGATGCCGAGACCTGCCGCGCCACCCACCACCGCGGCGCCGAGCACCCCGCCGATCAGGGGTGCGGCGGCCACGCCGATCAGTGCCAGTCCGCCGAGCACCTTCGGGTTGTCGGCGACCTCCATGAATACGGTGCCGAGCGCCTCAACAAACCCCATGCCGGCATCCTTGCCGGCCTTGCGGCCCTTCTTTTTCGCGCCGGGGATCAAGCCGTCGTCATCGTCACCTCCGCCGCCACCCTTGGTGCCGGACTTCAGTCCGTCGCTGATCCCCTGGCCGAGCTTCTCGCCGGCGTCCTTGCCGGCTTTCTCCATCTCATCGGAGATGTCGGCACCCAGCACGGTGACGTTCGCCAGGGTGTCACCGGCGTGCAGCCCGAACCCGTCGCTGATCCCCTGGCCGAGTCCGCCTCCGGCGCGATCGCCGGACTCACGCATCTCGCGCTCGACGTCATCGCCGATGCTGTCGGCTTCACGCACGATCGCCTGATGGTGCGCCTTCAGTCCGTCGTGGATCCCGTCGGCCAGCCCGCGCCCGGCCTTGGTGCCCGCGGCTTTGAGATCGCGCTCGATCTGCTCGCCGAGTTTCTTCGCCGCGTCTTTCGCCTTGGCGAAGCCAGCCGCGGTGTCGTCTTCGGCGCGCACATGGATGACGACTTCATTCTCCACCGCGGACCAGCCTTTCGATCTGGATCATTCGCATGATCGACGCGTCCTCGGCCAGCACCTGGGAGGGGAGCGCCTTGAACCGGTCGCAGAGATACAGGATGTCGAGGGCTTCGGCGGCTTCGGCGGGCAGGCTTACAAGGTTTCCATCGGGATCGACTCCTCCGCCGACGTGGCGGAAGAGCTCGATCCGAGCACCAAAGGGGCGGACACGCCGGCTGCCGCCCGGTACCACTGCTTCGCGATCTCGGCCAGCACGGACGCCTCCTGGGCGGTCAGCGACGCGACCTCGATGGGCAGCGTCTCGCCGTCCTCGTCCTCGAAATTCCAGGACGAGACGTGCCCGATCAGGATTTCGGCGAGACGCTTCTCATCCTGGTCCCGGCTGAGCGACTTGATCTCTGCCAGCGTTTCCACACTGGTGGAGCGCATGTCGATCTCCAGTCCGGCCAGGTCCGTCCCGTCATCCCATCGGAGCTTGTACGTTCGTGCGAGCCTGAAACCCATTCTCTTCTCCCTGATTTGTGGTACGGTGATTTGTGCGCGTCAGATTACGCCCACGTAGGGACGGTCCCGTCGGCCAGCACGCCGGGCGCCGTCCACGTGAGCTCGCCGGACTGGGCGCGCGTGAGGGCGTAGTCGGTGTACAGCAGCTCGCCCGCGAGGGTCTGGCCGCTGACCGTCAGCGTGGTGGTCCGGGCGACGCTCGTGCTGGGCACGGTCTTGAATACGTCGTGGCTCGCGTCGGCCGCGTCGTTGAATACGCCGTTCAGCGTGATCGTGAAGTCGGCCAGCAGGAGCAGGCGCTCGAATGCCGACTTGTCGACACCGGTCACGTCCTGCACGCCGCGCGGGGTGGCGAACTGGAAGTTGGTGATGTCGTTCTTGATGGCCTTGACCGCCCCCGCCGACGAATCGACGGAAAGGGTACTCCAGCCCAGTCCGGTTTCCTTCACAGGTCACTCCTTAAAGTGGTGGATCAGTGGGCCGGAGCGGGGTGCTCGGCGGGGGTGTCGTTGAACCACAGTTCCAGCGTCAGCCGCGTGGTGCCCGGACTGCGAGCGATCTCGTATCCCATGACGATGCCGGGATCCACGCCGATCTCGGCCAGGTGCGCCATCACCACGGCGTCCGTCTTGCTCTGGCCGAACGGCGTCAACTGCTTCGCCACGTCAGCCCCTCGTCCGGGCGTCAGCGATCATCTGCTGGTGCTCGGCGAAGTCAGAAACCCAGTCATCGGCGCGGCGTGCGGTAGGCGCGCTCATACCGTCCTTGACCCGGTAGAACGGCTCGCGTTCCAGCGACTTGCGATGCTGGCTCCGACGAAAGCACTGCTGCCCGGCGGCGAATTCGAAGCTCACCGTGCCGTCCTCGTTCGCCGCGTGCAGCGGGTTGACGAACCATCCCGACCCGGGGTCGCCAGGGCTCTTCAGTTCGCGGCGCCCGGCGATCATCGAGTACTTCCCACGCAGCGCCATCACCTGGCCATGCTCCGGGGTGCCGGGCAGCACGGTGGTAATCCAGCCGCTCGCCCACGCCTTGCACTCGACCTCGGCGCACGTCGCCGGCCGGAAGTGCGACGGGAGCGGGGCGATGATCTGGTAGGTGCGCGTCGCGTCGGGGTTCAACTTCGGGATGATCATTTTCGCCCCTCCTAGAAACTGACTGCTGTCTCGTTACGTACGCCGTTCACGATGAACGAAGCGCTGCTGAACGTGCCCGTCGTCGCCACCCGCAGATACCGTCGCACCGTTGCCCCGCTGGCCGTGGCGATCCGTTCGAACGTGGCGCCGGTGGCGCTGGTGAACGCCGCGCCCGTCAGGTCCGCGAAGCTGACGTTGTCCGCCGAGTCCTGGATCTTCACCACGATGGACGTGCCGGTGAAGCTGGTGAGGTGGAGATAGAACTGTGCGCCGAACGCGCTCGACGCCAGCCCGTCGAGGCCGGTCCCGTTCGTGGCCGCGGTGTCGGTACGCAAGCCGGGCGTGAGCTGCTGCCCCCACTCGATGCCGAACCCGTCGGACTGCAGAGATACCCCGAAGCTGAAGCTGCCATCCTGGCCGCGTGCCCCGTCGTAGTTGACCTGGACCGCCCGGCACGATGCCGCCGGCGCGCCGATCGCCGCACCTCGCCCGTACGTGCCGATCACGTCGGTGCGCGGGAGGGCGGCCAGCGCGGGATGCGCTCTGGCCGGGTTGAACCACGACGTGAACTCCAGCGCGCCCGTGCGCAACCCGCCCTCCCGGTCATAGCCGGACTGGGTGATGTCGGTCAGGTCGAGCGGGTTCGGCCCGCCACCGATGCGCTGCAGGCTGCCGATGTCGCCGGACAGGTCATTGCCGTTCAGCCAGAATCGATCGCCCAGGCCGCTGGTTTTCACTGGTCAATCCTCCGGGGTCACGGACTCTGGTTAAACGCGTCATTGATGACGAGCGGGATCACGATGTCGATCACCCTGTACGTCTGCTTGTCGATCGTCTGGTATCCCCAGCGCGCACCGAGCGGGTTGCCCTGACTGCCGAGAACGTCGATGTTGCGCACGTTCCCGCCCAGCTCGAAGTCCCCGGTGTACGCACTGAACAACACGTCGAGCGCGTCCACGAGGATCGCGTCGATGTCGTCTTCGGGCTGACTCGCGAACGGCTTGTAGATGCGCCCGGCCAGCTCGAGACGGGCGGTGGTCGCGGCCAGGCCGGAACCCGTGCGCGCCGGGCCGAGCGCCGTCATGAACACGGCGTAGTGCAGGCCCATGCCCGGCATCGACTTCGGCTCGTGCGCCTGCACCGTATCGAACCTGCCGAGCGAAGCAGCGTGCGACACGAGCGCGTTGATCACCGCGTTGATTCCGAGCGCCATCACCGACCACCCAGCTTCGGCATGTACTGCCGCACCACCGGTTCGGCCGTGGCTTCAGCGCGCTGATCGAGCAGGCCCGTCGTGATCTCGAAGCTGTGGTAGCCCTTGAAGCGCGTGACGGGGAAGTTGCGCGATCCGGCGCCCTCCAGCCACCAGTGGTAGATCACCGACTCGCCGGTGACCTCCGTGCCGCCGCGCCGTTTGATCTGCTCGATCTGCGTCCAGTAGTACGGGGTGGGCTTGCGGATCACCTGGATCAGCCGGCCGACAAGCATGTCCTGCCCGCGATCGGCGACGGCCTGCTCGATGTCGCGCACCATGTCGCGCACGGCGCCGGCGGCGATGCCGTTGAACAGTGGCCCGTTCAGTTCCATCCCGCCCCTCTCGCGCGCGTGTCGTTGGGCTGATCCTATCTCAGCAGGGGCGCGCGCTGGAGATGCGCCAATTAATCAACGCTGGATACTTGCGCGCCGGATACTTGCTTGCTAGCCTTGGTTCATCGGCAAGGCGGGAACGACAGAGGGAGCGGAAATGCTGATCGACGCGCGGAACCTGATGATCGACAGGCGCAACGTGGCGGACTGTGTCGACTTCCGCCCGCTGACCACTCAGATCCGATTCGAGATCGAGCCGGACATCGAGGACCCGTGGCGCATCCACGACTGGTTCTGGTGCATCAAAGGCACGCGCGGCTACAAGAAGCGCGTGCACGCGCTCTGATCCACCGGGCAATACGAAGCGCCCCACCCGAACGG